ACTAGAATCAGAATCACAAAGACCATTTATAGATGCACAGGCAAGAACAGCAGCAAACTTACGACAAGCTGGTTTCGAGCAAGCGCAGAGGGCGGCGGAAAGCGATTTAGCAAGACAACAACAATTAGCTATGTTTGCTCCACAGCTTGAACTACAAGCAAGACAGCAACAAGCTGGTTTACTTGGTGGTTTACAAGGATCACAACTACAAAACTTAGGCTTATTAAGTGGTATAGGCGCGCAACAGCAAGCGCTACAACAAAGAGGCATAGATGCTTCAAGAGGCGAGTTCCAAAGAGCGCTAGGTTATGGACCGCAACAACTAAGTTTATTACAAGGCGGTATGGGAACACCTTTAATCACAACAACACAAACAGGCAGACAAAGCACAGGTCTTGGCGATATATTAGGCACAGGCGCTCAGTTGCTTGGATTAAGTTTTTTAGGTTAATAAAAAATGGCTATGACACAACAAAAAGATAAAAGCGGTTTAGGAACTATGTTATTTGCTTTAGGTGGCGCGCTTCGTGGCGACAAAGATTTTGTGGCAAAAGCAATACAGCTTAAAGAAATGAAAGAGAGCAAAGAGAAAAAAAATCAACAAGAAGAAGCCTGGAAAACTTGGAAAGAAAACAATCTTGACTCAATACCAGACACTTTTAAATCTCTTGTTAATATTATGGATGCAGAACAAGGCATCAACTTAGCTGTCAAAACACTAGAACCACCAAAACCAAAAACACAAAGCGAATATGCAGCTGACATTTTAAATAAAATTAGAACAATACCTGGTTATCAACTAACAGAAGAAGATGAATTGGTATTACAAGTTTTAAGAAAAGCTGATCCTTTAACTAGAACTATTGAGGGCATAGGAGCAGAATCAATCTCGCAAGTAAAACCTAATGCTGGTGTTATAAAAACAATCACAACACAAGCAGAGTATGATGCTTTAGCAGATGGCGAAGAATATATTACTAACGGCATAAGATATAAAAAGGGTGAGTAATGGCAAAAAATCCATTTGGAGATTCGCCTTTACAACAAAATCCTTTTGGCGATACACCAGTTGATATCATTCTTCCATATCTTCCTACTCGTATAAGTCCTTTTGAAAAAAAAGAAAAATTAGGTTTTGCAAAAAATTTATTTAGAACTTTAGGCGGTGCTGCGCGGGATATAGCACAATCTACAATAGATTTAGCACAAGATATTGGACCAAGCGGTTCAGGTTTTGTTTTTGGTGATGATCCAAATACACCTGAAATAGAAAAAGGAATTAGATTTACAAAAGATGTTGGTGACGCAAGGATTAAATTACCAACAGTTCCAGAGCCAACATATTTTGCAGGTCCTTTTGCGCGTGATGTTGCAACCTTTGTTCCTGCATTTACAAAAGTAGGTAGTCTGGCATCTGGTATAACAGCAACAACAACAAAACAAAAAATTGCAAAAGGCGCTGGTATAGGTGCTGTTGCTGAACAATTTGCTTTTAGTCCTTATGAGCAAAGAATATCTAATTTAATACAATCAAAACTACCAAACCCTGTCACAGAATATTTACAAGCAGACCCCAATGATACAGCCGCTACAGCAAGATTTAAAATGGCCTTAGAGGGTGCAGCTCTAGGTGTCCCTGTAGATGCCGCTTTGCGAACTATTGGCAAACTAAGAGCAGCTAAAAAAGAAAATGATGTTGTAGAACAAATACAAGAAACACAAAAAACACAAGAGCCCTTAGTGGTACAAGACACGCCACAAGAAATTATTGCAGAGGGTACGCCTCTTGGTGCAGCAATAGAACAACCTACTCCAAAAAATAAAATGTTACCGCCTAGTTTACGAAACCCAGATCCAAGACAAAGGCCAGAAGTTTTGACTGTAAGAAGTTTGTTGAAAGGCAGAGTACCAAGAAACGATCCTGATTTTGAAGAGATAGCATCAGCGCTTGGTTATGATAAATCAAATTTTCCTTTAGCATATACAGCACCAAACGCGCCGGTGAGTCCTGCTACTGGTAGAGTTAAATCAAGTGTTGCTGATGAACTGTTAGGTGAACTTGATGAATTAGATTTTTTTCAAGGTACTGGTAAGGGTTTAAAAGAAACTGAGGGCAAACCAACAGAATTAATGCCAAGTGATTTGTTTGAAGCATTAGAGAAAAACACAGCTTTGCCACAGTTTGAACCAGAAATGATTAGATATTATGAAAAACAAAGAGAAATTGATAATATTTTAGATACTTTAGATGCTGAAAATATAGATCCAGTAGGATTAAGTGAAGAACAATTAAACAAAGTTCTTAACAAAATATTTGAAAGGGATAATGCGATAGCAAATGTAGTAGATCAACAAGAAAAATTAGCTATATCCAAACAACAAACTGATGAAATATACCAAGAAATGATGGCTATGGAAAAAAGCAGATCAATTACCTTGGATGATCTTGATGTCATACCACCAAGAAATACTATAGATGATGTTCCAGAATCATTTACAGCAAAAGATGTTGGTTTTAGTACAAGGCCAGAGAGATCCATAGAAAACATAGGCGAAGAAAAATTTGCTGGCAATATAAATCTTACAAAAATTAATGAGCCAGATGAAATCAAAGATATCATAAACAAAATCGCTACTGACAATGATAGTTTTTTAGATGCCAGAAGAAATGTTGTTAAGTTTGGTAGCAAAGGTGAAAACCTAGAGGCACTTGCTAGAGATTTAGGTTTGTCAGACGCAACATTATTTAAAAGAAAAGTTGGACAGGCTTTCAACTCAGAACAGGCTTATGCAGCCAGAATATTGTTTGACGAAGCAATATCTGAAGCATACGATCTTGCAAAAATTGCAAAAGATGTAAACGCATCACAGGTTGATTTAATTAATTTTCAGGTTGCTATGGCCCGTGCGGCAGCAATACAAGAACAAATAGCTGGTATTACTGCTGAAGCTGGTAGGGCCTTACGATCTTTCAGAGAAAGTGTTGGGCCTGCATCTGGTAAAAGTCCAAAAGAGAGAGATAAATTAATTAAAGAATTTGTCGCTTTGAAAGGCGGTGATGATGTAATTAAAGATATAGCAAACAAAATGAGTTTGTTAGACGATCCAGCTGCGTTAGCAAAATTTACCAGAGATCAATACAAGCCGACATTTTTAGATTACATACAAGAGTTTTGGATCAATGCTTTGTTATCTTCACCATCAACACACATTGTCAACACGCTTTCAAATACACTTGTTGCTGGCCTTACACCTATAGAATATATTACAGCAGCAGCAATAGGTAAGGTGCGTGGCGGTGAAAACATTGTTACATTTGGCGAGGCTGGAGCAAGAGTATTAGGTACTTTATATGGAACGATAGACGGCCTGCGCGCGGCTGGTAGAGCTATAGTAACTGGCGAAGCAGTAGATCCACTTACTAAACTAGAACTCAATAGACAAGAAACAATACCAGGTATTCTAGGTAGGGTAGTTAGATTGCCAGGCACGGCGCTTGTTGCAGAAGATGCGTTTTTTAAATCTATTGGTTACAGACAAGAATTGTGGGGCAGAGCATTTAGACAATCACAAAAAGAAAAGAAAGGGTTAGTCAGGGCTTACGAAATAATGCGTAATCCAGAAGAACTAGCACCAGATGTTCAAATAGACGCAATAGACGCTGGTAGATACCAAACTTTTACAAATCCGTTGGGTACGGGTGGACAGGCTTTTCAAAAAATTGTGCAAAGATACCCAGCACTAAGATTTATTACACCTTTTATTAGAACACCAGTGAACATAGTAAACTACGCTTTTGAGCGTACGCCTGCTGGATTGTTAGGTGAAAGGTATAAAAGAGCAATACAACAAGGCGGTGAAGTAGCAGACTTGCAAAGAGCAAAATTAGCTGTCGGTGCTGCCATTGGTAGTTCTGTATTGTATTATGCAAACTCTGGCCTTATCACTGGTCGTGGTCCTACTGACAGCAGAGAAAAATCAATCTTGATGGAAACGGGCTGGCAACCATATTCACTTAGAATTGGTGATAAATATTATAGTTATAATAGGTTTGAACCTGTTGGTATTCTTTTTGGTATAACCGCAGATATGTCTGACATTGGTAAATATGTTGATAGGCAACTTACAGCCGAGGAAAATGTAGAACTTGGTAAGCTGATGTCTATGTTGGCTGCATCATTCTCAGAAAACATCACAAACAAAACTTTTTTAACTGGTCTTAGTGACACTATTGAAATGATAAATGATCCAGATAGATATGGTGAAGCTACAATACAAAGGTTTGTTTCTAGTTTTGTGCCTACATTTACATACTACGAAAGGAAAGCTGACGATCCTGTAATAAGGGATGTCCAAACTTTTGGCGATAGTTTTGTAAATAGATTTCCAGAAATTGTTGGTACAACTGGCGCTCGTACCTCTGTTGATCTGCCACCAAAAAGAAATGTGTTTGGCGAAATAAGAACATTTACACCAACATTTGATCCGTTGGGTGGTAGGTACTCACCTGTAAGAGTATCAACTGTAACAGATGATGTTGTGTTTAATGAGTTTGTAAACCTAGGTTATACGCCACCTTTTCCAAAAAGAACTATCGGTAATGTAAAACTTACACCGCAACAATACGAAACTTTGTTAGCAAATCAACAAATTTTAGGAACAAAACAAATAATTGCTAGGTTAGTTACATCACCTGGATATAATAGATTGACAACATCTGCAAAACAAGATGCTATTGCAAAAATATTTAGAACAAATCAAGAGAAAGCCAGACAAATGTTACAAGGACAATATCCAGAAATAGTGCAAAAAGAAATACAAGAAACTATAGAAGCTATACAAAACTAACCAATAGTAACTTCAATACTATACTTGCCTATATCTTCGCCTTCTTGATCTACGCCGTACACCATTTCTAGTTCTAAATCAATAAAGTGTTTGGCTTTCATGAGGTCTTTAATTCTATCTTCCTTACCACCCTTGTTTCTGGTTATATATTTAAGTGTACTGCCTAAGTTATAACTAAGTTTATTTGCGTATATGTATTCTATAGGTTGTATGTTATGCTGTTTGTAATGGTTGCCATCAACTTGGTTATTGGTGGCAAGTCTATCTATTGATTGATCCCATTCTTCATTAATAATTTTTTTCATTTTTTCTCCACTTTTAGTAATATTATGCTATATTAACACTTATATATAAAAAAAGGGAAAATTATGGAAATATTTGAATCTGATGACAAAATTAATTTTGACATTTCCAAGACTATAGACGCAAACGAATTAGCTGAACGCTGGGGCGTTACAAAAAAATCTATAGACAATAGACGACACAGGGGGCAAGGACCAAACTATTTTAAGATAGGTGGTAAGATAAGATATGATCTCAAAGATGTTGTCAAAATGGAACAAGAATCTTATAGATCCGTAGATGGCACACGCATTACTGAGTCCTAGTGCAGCAAAGATTTGGATGTCCTGTCCAGGAATGCCAAAACTTGCGCAAAATGTAGAGTACAAGGTAGGCGTGCCAGCCGCAACAGGTACATTGATACACGAAATGGTTGAGACATTATTAAAAGGGAGATTACAAAATTTGACGCTTGAAGAATACTATCTTGGTAGTACACATCATGTTGAAGATTTTGATATAACAGTAGATCAAGACATGGTTGATTGTGCAAAAGTATATGTAGAATATATTGATAAGCGTATGCACGATCTTGATATAGCTAGACCACTCATTGAAGAAAAAGTTAGGATGCCAGAAATACATAATGAGTTATGGGGTACAGCTGACGCTATATTATTAAGTAAAAACCACCTAGAGATAGTTGATTTAAAATCTGGTAAATGGGCTGTAGAGCCTGATAATCCACAGTTACGCATCTATGCTTTAGGTGCATTATCTCGTTATGGTGACGAAGATACAGAAGTTCAAATGACCATTGTGCAGCCAAGAGGTTGGCACAAAGACGGCCATATCCGATCATACTACATATCAGCCATAAACTTGGTTGAATGGGGCTATGAAACTTTAAAGCCAGCCGCAGAGGCATGTTTTGAAGAAATACCTACATATAATTATAGTGAAGCTGGCTGTCGCTGGTGTAATGCTAGAAGTATATGTGATACTTATAACTTAAAAAAGAAGGAGAATGTAAATGTCTAAGAAAGATAATACAAATCAAGATGCGCCAAAAAATACCATACAATTTGGTGATGGACCAGCGTATGATGCTGATACTATGCCAGATGAAGCAAAGGTATTGTTTGCTCGCTGGCAAGAAAAAAAACAAGCGTTAGCTATGGTTGACAACAACAGGGATGATCTGATGATTATTCTTGCACAATATGAAGTGCGCATGAAAACTATATTAGAAGCTGATAGCAAGGAAGATACAAATGTCGTTAGCTAATATAAGAACTAAAGCACAATTAAAACCACCTATTATAACTTTGTATGGTCCTGGTGGTATCGGTAAAACATCTTTTGGTGCGTCAATGAACAAACCTATCATTGTGCAAACAGAAGATGGTATTGGTAAAATAGAATGTCCTCACTTTCCTGTAGCACAAAGCTATGAAGAGTTTGAAGGCAATCTTAAATCATTAATAGAGGAAAAAAGCGAATACAAAACTGTTGTAATAGATAGTTTAGATTGGCTTGAAACTCTATTGCAAGAGCATGTATGTCAACAAAATGGTTGGCCAGAAATAAGCAGTCCCGCTTATGGTAAGGGCTACGCTGTTGCTTTGGAAACTTGGAAGGATTACCTTGGTCTAATAAATCAGTTGCGTAAAAAAGGTTTTACGATCTTACAGATAGCGCACAACGAGATACGAAGATATGAAGATCCAAGTAACGAACCGCATGACCGCCACCAAATAAAACTACACAGAAAAGCGGCTGATTTAGTAATAGAACATAGCGATTGTGTGTTGTTTGCTAACTACAAGATAGGAACTATCCAAGTTAAGGGTAAAGGTGGCAACATGACAACTAAGATGAAACAAGGCGACAGGACAATATTTACTGAAGCTGGTCCTGGTTTTCAAGCAAAGAATAGATTTTCACTTGATCCAGAAATGCCTTTTGAGTGGAAAGCTATAAGGGAGTTGATGATTAAATGAGTAGTCAACGAAAAGAAAGCGCTTTTGAACAATTAATGTTGCAAGTAGAAAAAGATGACGCAAACGGCAAGCTAAAGGCAGAAGTTCAATGTGTTTCTGATAGACTTGGACTACATGAGGACGATGACAGGGATGAAATTTTGTTTTATATAGCCGAATCGTTTTATGATAATTTTATAAATATATAGGAAAAATGATATGAATTTTAATAACAATTATGCACCCTTTTACATGAAGTTGCACCAAGCATTAGGGCCAAAAGATGACGGAAAATCAGACACTTATAATGAACACGACACAGGCGATGAACAACAATATGTTGATGGCTATTGTTCTTATTGTGGCGCGGAAGAGGATGATTGTCCTGGATATAAATGTTGGATATAAATAAGGAGAAATAATATGGATCTAACTAATTATGATGTAAATACTGAA